GTTTTTTTCCGTTCCATCTTGCGTCTTTTTTCAACCTAAAATGTTTACCAACTAATTCACTTGCGTTAATGAGTTCAAAATTCCCGTATACGTTCGCCCCCTTACTTAAAGCGGCTAACATTTTATGATTAGGCGTAGTTAATATATCTATACTTTCTCCCACAAACCTTATCATTTCCCCACTATAGTCCTTTATAATCGTTTCATTGTTTATGATTTCCTCAACACAGTCTTTCTCAAGACTGTATGAATATACTCTCTCGCCTTTTTCTACATTGGCTATGTTCTTCCATCCGTTTGTGGTCAAAACTTCCGTGTCTTCCGAGTAACACCAGAAATCATCATCTAAGTCGTATAAGACCCTTTTTCCCATATTCTTAAATTCCCTCATAAGAGCCAGCGGATTAGACGATGGGTGGTAGGTTCTGCCGAAGATAACCGTGTCGGGATATTCCATTAGTTCTTTCGGGGTAGTTCCGCCTACCGACATGAACTTTACCCCATGACCCCTTTCCTGCAATGCGATAGACGGCAGGTGGTTTCTGTGAAACCAAATGCCCGATTCCCAAGAGTATGGACTGTCTAATACGCAGAGGATTTGCAAGTTAGTTTCCTTTTAAGAAGTTAATAAACAACTCGGTCTCTTTTATCTTTTGTTGTAAATCCAAAAGTTCCTGTCTGCGACCAGTCTGCCCCTCCAATATCCTTTTAGTCACCCAGCTTTCCATCAGTTTACTTACTTCCAAATCAAAAACATACCTTTTTAAGAGGCTTCTTTTCGCCCTATGGCTACTGCTTAGTAAATTGTCAAAGATTTTCATACTGCTAAATATCAGTCTAGCTCGGCTTTGGCAGACTGACTACCAAGCCGAGTATCTAGCACAAGTTTTAATTTCCTAGCTATCCTTAATAATAGCTAGATTGAACCGCAACGTTCAAGCCTCTGGAACGATTCCTGGTAAATACGGTTGAGCCGTAAACAGTCCAAGTGATGAAGTTGGCTCCCAGCTTGTCTTCGCATTTGCGAATTTCAAGGGCTGGACTTTTCTGCATCACAAGGTCAATCATTCCTTTTCTTCCAAAATAGATGGCCTTACAAGTGGTTGCCGAAACAGCACCCCCAGAGATGGTTGAGGCGATAGCCGAACATTTGCCCGAAGGCAGGTTGTTCGAAATATACACCTTAAAACCCATAAAGTCTCCAGTGTAGCCGTTTTTCAGGGTCGCATCCGCAGTGTTATATCCCACTGAGGTTGATTTGGACTCAATGTAATACGCAATTTGCGGAGTAACCACGGCGCACCAATCGCCCATTTCTTCAACATTATTCTGCCTCAATAACTTTCTCGCATTGGCGAAAATAGTAATGATAGCGGCAGAACCCGCTGAAATAGGTCTGTGGGCCGTTCCGCCCTGTAAGGTACCAGCATCGGCCTGGAAGTTCACGAAACCATCAGCACCAGTGATATTCCTAAAAACATGTGCATCAATCGCATTGGACAACTGATATGCGGCTTCAGACGCCAATGGAGCAATTTGGCTAACATTGGCTTGAAGCGCCTCCACATCGTCAATATAGAAAGTGCAGTGCTTATAAGAACTAACCACTAGGTTGTCGAAAGCCCAATCAAGATTCGTGGCAGAAATAGGAGTCCCTCTGGTATAAGTTTGAGCTGATAGATTGCCAAAATAGGGTTTATGAATGGTGTCCCCAAATTTCAGGGTATCACTCAACTCCGTATTGGCAATCTCCATTGCTACCAACGATTTGTAAAGGTTCTTTGTGATTGAACTCGACCAGATTTCAGGGATGATGGCCGAAACGTCGTTCGTAACTACTCTTCCCATTTAATACTCCCTCTATTTTGCAGGACGTTTATATGCCCCGATTTCAACTAGGAAATCTTCCTGTTCTTCGGGGGTCATCTCTCCAGCCTTAAACCTTCTTACTTTAGCTTGCGGACTGGTGAGGTCATCGCCCTGTTTTGTCGAGGGAGGAATTAAAGATTTTTCTCTCTCGACTTTCTGCCTTCTCGCTATTTGCCATAAGACGAAATCCTCGTCCTTCTTGGCATCTTCTAATGAGACACCCTTGAGTTTTGCCTCTTGGATGAGCCGACTTTTCTCCTGAGAATCCAACCCGTCGAAGGCAGACAGAATCTGGGCTATCTCAGCAGGATTAGCGACTGTGGCGGGATTAGAAACTCCTTTCAGAGTTTCGTCAACCTTGTTTTCCATTTTCTTGAAGCGGGCAAATAATTGCTCGTTCATCTTGGATACTTTCGCCAACTCTTCCTTTAGAAGTTCGGTTTCGTTAGGGGTATCCGAATCCCCAGCGGGAGTCTTATTGTCTGCGGTTTCTCCCTCCGCAGGATTTGTAGAAGTTGTCTCTTCAAAAGTTTCTTCCATTTTAAGAGATGGTTAGTTAACTCAATGCGACCTTTAATGGTCATTGATACTCGTTTTTTGATGGTGCTGAACTTTCTGGCTCTCTCTTTGTTTCCAAAAACCTGAATATGTCTTTTAATATCTTAACAGCTTCCTGTTTTCCTATCAACTCTTCAAAAGTCTTAATACTGCCTATCTTTCCCATTAAGTCTATTTTTTCTTTGATATACTCCAATAGCACTCCGCCATACTGCGATTTAGCCAAACTTTCCATTTGCTCGTTTAACTGTTCTTTTGTCATAAGGTTTGTTCAGCCATGCCAGGCGTTCCTATGTTGGGCATCGGCATCGGCTTTGATACTCCTCCTCCAGCGCCCCTCATCGGCATAGACATCATCATATCCTGCAAAGACGGCATTACCCTATCTGGCTCAAAGTCTACGGGATTTATTCCGCCAGCTTCCAGCCACGCATTTACCAGTTTCTTCCTGTCTATAACCTGTGCCAACATCGGGTCGGTGGTTGAGGCTTGTATCAACGCTAGCAATGTTTGAGATTCTATTGCCGTATCTCTGTATTGACCAGTAATAACAATATCTAGTTTGTATCTCAAATCCTTGTAAAACTCCTCGGGTATCTTGACTAATTTCTCCTTTTGTTGTCTGACTTTTTCTCCTTCAGCCGACCTGACCAAATCCATATACTCCTTCGTGGGCAAGCTCTTTTCCCTGTCCATATAAGAGAATAGTTCATTATTAACTTTTTGGTCAATGATTAAACTATTCAACTTGTCCAAATCTTCCCCAGCCAACCGCAGAATATGCTTTCCGCTATTTTCTTTTTTGAACTGCGGGATAACGACATCGTATAAAAACTCTTTAATCGCTAGAGCCACATTTTCCCTTATCTGGTCAAAGTAAGCTGCGTTCATCATAAGGGAAATCTTAGCCGAACCAAGCGGTGTTCCTGCTGGCAATCTTTCCCCAGATACAACCTCATATCTAAAAGTCAGGTCGTCTGCGTTTCTCATCCACTTTTGCGTTTCCTGAGTAAAGAAAGCTAAGTTTCTCTCCGAAATTTCTATCTGGGTTACGGGTTGGTCAGGATTTAACACTTCTCCGTCTTTAACATCGGTTTTCAGGTTCCTGTTAACGGTTTCATCTGGCGTTTGGAATAAATGCAGAGCCGCCCAATATGACGCTTTGGACATTAAGTTAGCGATTTCATTCTGTTTCACTTGGTCGTCAAACAGTATTTCAATAACTCCCATTCCCAACCACCTGCCAGGCACTTTCTCTAAATGAAACTCCGTGTATGGGTGGGTTTCAACCTCCGTTTCTTCTAAGACAAACCCAGGAGCCACCGAAGTGATATTGCCGAAAGTATCCCTTTCGTCTTTTCCCACATCGGCTAAAACCAATCTTTTATATGTCCGTGTCTGTTTGCCGTTTTTGTCTATATCAATAATATCTCCGTATCTTTCATAAACATAAATATACGGGGCGGTGGTTTTGTAATGTTCGGCTAAAACTTTATCAACATCTTTCCATCCTAATTTGTTCCCTATCTTTTTCAGTTCGTTGGGAGTGTAGATATGTTTTTCAATTATGTAATTCGCCTGCCCTAAAGTGTCAGCCGACTGTTCAACGATAAAATTTCGCAAATCGACAAATTCTGGTTTCCCGTTTATCATCTTGATTACCGACGAACCGAAAATCGGCAACTCCTCAAAAATTCTATTAAGAGTTCTGCCGAAATTCTGGTCTTTCATCCAGTATTTCAAATCCCTTTCAAAGAACCAAGTCGTCAAAGGGTTGCCCCCCTCTGCGGTTAAAATCCTAATATCTTTCGGGTCAAAGTCTATCGCTTTAGTAGTAACCTTGCATGGGTTGCGATTGATATTGAAAAAGTATTTCTTGTCGCCATCGGCATCAATCTCTCCGTTCTCAAATTTAGAATTGTAGTGACGGTAAATCCGCTCAATGGTGGACTTTTGATTAAATGTAAAACCTGAAACGATTTGAATGTCTTTGTTTTCAAAATCGTTTTTCTCCTGTTGGATAAGTTGTCGCTTATTCATTTTTTCTTTGTCTTTGAGCCGTATTTTTTTGCCCAACGCCTAGCTATTTCAGGATGTTTAGCCCAAAGATATTTGCGTTGCTTTTCCGATTTGAACGGCATTTCAATAATTTAATTTTTGTAATAACTCGTTGGCAAGCGCTTCCAGCCTGTCTCCATGAATTCCTTCCTGCGGTTCCCTGTCGTAACTTAACGCCGCTCTTTTAAGAAATGAAAAAACCTCCTCTTTTGTAATTGAACACGGCTCGGAAAGTTTCGCTACTTGACAAACTTTCTTAATTGTTGTTTTCTTTTTCAGTCTACTTCTCATCATAGTTATAAATATTGAAAAAACTTCTTTTTTATAGGCATCGACCTTGACACTTTTATATTCTCTGTTCTGCGTTGCCCTGTCAAGGGCATTATAGCCAAACCCAATGAAGTAACGCAATCGTCGTGATACCCCTCGGGAGCCCCGTAAACCAAATTTCCGCTGGCGGTAAGATGATAAGAAAACGACTCCAATTCGTCTATTAAAACCTGCTCTGGCGGAATGACTATATTCCTCTGCTCAAAGAACAAAGACAGCTTTTCCACCATTTTCTCCTTGCTTCCCTGCTTGTCTATATCCTTTGATATGGTGCCGACAGCCTTAAAATCCTGAACCGACAATTGTTCCGCCCTTAACTCGTCTGCCATAGCCGCCCCGACATTCATTGCGTCTATCACTACCAACGAATGATACTTTCTGGCGATGTTCAAAATCCTTTCTTTCTGCAGGGTGTAGGGCAGTTTCGTGAACCTGTCCCAGAACACCACTTTGTGGGAATCCCTGTCAACCACCGTCATAACCGTGAAATCCCCGAACTTCGCCAAATCAAGCCCCATAACATACCTGTGATTCGGTCTTGGTTCTTCGTAAGTGTCGGCGATACAATTTCTGACGTTTCTGAAAACGCTAGCGGCATCTGATAAAAACGCCGCCTCATACTCCTGCTGAAAAATATCTCTCGGCAGTCTTTGCCTTGCTCTTTCCCATTCTTCGGGAGGAAAGTAAGGATTAGCATTGCTTGGAAAATGAAAGTAAGCGCCGTCAACCGCTTCCTTGACGTTCATGCAATCATTGTAAAACCAGTTCTTGCCGAATGGAGTGGATATTTTGAAACTCTTCCCTTTTCTACTTGCCAATCTAGCTAAAACAAACCTTTGCCAAATATCAGACTTCATCCTGGCGGCTTCATCTAAAATGGCCAAGTCCAGCTCCTCTCCCATTAAAGAGGTTTCATTGTCAGCCGATTTGCACTCTATCCAACTTCCCCACTCCCTCACCTCAAATCTCGGAAACGGACGGTTTTGGACTCCTTTTAATAATCTTTTATCCCACTGAGCGGCAAAATCAATGACATAGTCAAAAATCTTTTTAGCCATGTCGTAAGTCAGGCTAACTATCCAAATCTGCTGATTGTCGGCTAACAACTGCTTAAAAGCGACATAAGCGCACAGCAAACTCTTTCCCCACCTTGTCCCAGCACAAATATCAATATCCCTTTTATTGACGGCTAAAACCTCTTTCTGCCCGATATGGGGAGTCCAATTCAGCTGTTCCTGCAATAACTTGTCAGAGATTTTACTCACAGCTGCAAGTTCCTTTGTAAGCCGAATGCTTTTTGCACCACTCAATGCTGAACTTCTTTTTGGTCGGCATTCCCTTTTCAGGCTCAACCGTTTTTTCACAAACCCCTCCTTTTCCCATAATGTCAAAAGTAATTACATCGCCTATCTTAAACCCTGATTGCGTAATTACATTTGTGGGAATATAAATGCCTTGTGTTGAGCCTATTTTCCTTAATTTAGCCTTAAATACCATGTAATTACATTTAACTGATTATAATTACATTATAGTAATTACGTAATTACATGTCAATTCCACCCCCCTTGTACAGCGACATTTAGGCTTTTAAGCTCATTTTAAGGGCTAACTTGTCAAAAATGACTGGAATCTGGGTGGGGACTATATACATTTTTTTCCCTTCCCCGCCTTGCTCTACCCCCCCCGCCTTATTCTTTATTATTTAAGCTTATTTCAGCCATTCTATTTAATCGCATATACAGATAAAGTTATAACACTGTTATAACGTCTGTTTAAGCTGTTATAACCTGTATTTAAGCCACTGTTAGGCTTAAAGATGTCTTTTAGGGGATGCGTATATGGTGGGTGCTAGTCTTTTTAATTCTCTAGCTTTTAATTCTCTAGTCTTTAATTCTCTAACGCTTAACTCTCTAGTATTCTTATGCTTCAATTATATTTTCTCTCTTGAGCCGCAAATCTAGATCTATTTGTTCTTTGGGATATCTATTCTTGAGCCGCATTATTTTGTCTCCGGCTTCTAAAGACACTCTTTTGTCCATTTTATCCGATGTGGCCCATTTATACCATTTAGCCACGATCCGGCTATCATCTATTCTAGTCAAAAGTTCTTGAAATCCTTTTGAGTCCAATATTCTGCTCGGTTGTAAGGATATTTTCTTATAGCCAGCTTCACGCAAAAGTTCGCCTGCTGGTTTAGGGTTTTTTAATTCTAAGTTTTGGGCGATTTTGATGAATGCTTGCCTTTGTTTTATGGTGGGCATTTCTTGATAGTTGTTTTTCTAACCGGATCCAACATTTTTATTCTTAGCTGGCCGCTTCTGTACTGTCAAGCCATTTTTTTGTGCTATAATTTCGCTCCAGAGCCGTGATTGACGAGCTAGTCGGTGTTTGGGTCGTCTTTGTTTAACCGAGATTGGCCGCTTTTATGCTTAATGACGGGCTGTGGAAAACTTTACTATTGACGAGCTGTTTGGGTTTTGCTATTCTGAAACCAGACAATGTCGAGCATTCAATGCTCCATATGTCTAGCGATTGCCCGCTTTTTTTCACCGCGCTTGTTAGGGCAATCTAGCAGGCGCGATTTAATTTCGGCTCATTAAAAAATAACAATAATAAAATGACAAAAGAAAAAAAGAGATTAGAGAAAATTAGACAGGCAATTAGAAACGAAAATATCAGTTATGGCGAGTTGTTTGAACTACAGGGATTAGTAAAACATATAGACCCGAACGACACAGAGTTGCTTCAATGGGCAGACCCCAACGACATAGAGCCGTTAGAGGCAATAGCAATGAGAGATAGTGATTAATCCCCTAACCTTGCTAGAGTTTGAGCCATTGAGCCAAAATCGGCAAGGATTAGTGGATTATCAATTAAGGCCTGTTCATTAAAAAATGAAAACATTAGCCAAATTATTAAAAGACGAAATAGTCCTTAAAGCAAAGATAGAAAAGAAAGAAAGTTATGGCTATATGAGAAAGGGTAATCATCTTAAAGAAATACTAGACCTTAACCGACAATACAGGAAAGAGAATCCTACCGAATATGGCTACAATTCTGTTATCACCGATTATATTATGGGAAAAGAGAAATTAGCCGAAGAATTAAAAGATATGGTAGAAACACAAGTGTATTTTTCGCAGAGAGATTTAAGAAGGGAAGAACAAAACAAACACGAACAAGAAATGATAGCCGACGGCTGGACAAAATTAACTGAAGATATGGTAAAGACGGCACTAGAGAATAAAAAGAAAATAGCAATATCTGCGAAGCATACTAACGATTGGGTCACTTTCAAGGTAGAAAAAATACTTAAACCTCATTACTTTGATGGCCAATACGGTTTGATGGAATTAAGGGCGAAAACAAGAGGTTATGGCCTATACCAGTTTGAGGAAGCATTTTGTAAATTAGTTTAGTTCTCTTTTATCTCTTATCAGCCAAAAACAGGCCTGGTTGGTAGGAGAAATAAAGTGGATTATCAGGAAAGTCCTTTGATAATTTAAGAGCCGAAAATATTAAGTTAACCAAAGACAATGAAACCTGCCCTTAAAATCGTTGTTTATTGCGTTCTGGGTGCTATTCTAGCCGTTTTTGGGCTATGGGTGGCAGATTACGGGTTGAAAAAGACTGAACAGTTGGAGTGCGAACAATGGCGACAATACGAAAACGACTATCCTTACTTTTATTGGACTGGCTGGCAAACAGAGCAATGCAAATAATCAAAGACCGCCTTATTTGGCGGTTTTTGGTTCTGGCGTTGATTCAGGTTCTTCAGTTGGCCTATTCCGTATTTCTTGGTCTATTAAATTGACCTTAGCTTGTATCCTTGATAATTCGCTTAACATATCATACGCCAACGCTTTTAACTCTGCTGTTGCCATTGTTTTGATATTGATTTCTACCATTTTAGTTAGTTATTTTTTAATTATAGTTTCAAAATAGTTCAAGTCCATACAAACATATCCTTTACCATTTGTTTTGAAAAATAAAAGCCACTTTTTTGTGTCAGCTCTTTTGGCTTCTGCTTCTACCTGTTTTATCCACTGGGGCATTTTAATAGTCTTCTGGTCTTTGGTCTCCAGTATGGTGTTGTCTATTATGGTCGGTTTTGTGTCTGCTTTCATAATATCACCCTCTAGAAAATAATGTAAACTGCCCGAACACGGAACGCGCCTAAAACGAACTTGTAAAATACGGCTTAACTCTTTGGCGATAAAGCGTTCAAAATTCTTGCCTTTCTTGATGATATAACTCTTGTTCATTTTAGGTCAAGCCGTTTTTGGCTCAATTGCTGGCGCTCTTCAGTGGTTAAACGCTTTTCCCATAAGCCCAAAGACTTCATTTCATTGACAGCTTCGGTTATCTTTTTGGCGATATAGTCTAAATCCCTTCTGCCCCTAGCCGTATGAAATACTTTAGCCGTTCCCTTCAAAACATCTAACCTGTGAAGCTGTATGTCGCTGAAATATCGGTGGAACATCTGGCGGTAAATCAAAGCGTAAAATGACAACTGCTCGTTATAATCTACGCTGAATTGATTCCACTTCCCAGCTTCGGTTGTTGTTTTGTATTCGTAAAGAACCCTGTTTTTCCTGTCAAAGCCGTCAAAGTAAAAGGTCAGGGGTATTTTCTTGAACATTACTTTTTTCCTGTAAAACTCCCTTTCTGGGGCTCTTTTAACCCTTTGAATCAGTTTTTGTATTATGTCAGGGTCTTGGTTCGGCAACTGCTGTTTAAGGGCCATTCTTAAGGGGTATTTTTCGTCTTCAATGTTCTGATGTATGATTTTCCCCAAAATCTGGGCTTCGTTCGGTTCTTCTTCCCTTCCCTCAATGTATTTTGAGCGCCATTTTTCCCTTTCAAAACGCCAAGCATACAATTCCGAGTAACTAAGCGACTTGGGCATCAAAGTTCAGCTTGGGAAAATAATCCTTTGCGTAGTCCGAATACTCTTTTTGCCACCTGTCGTTAAGTCTGAAAATATCAATCCATTTATCGCTGTCGTCTATCACCCTGTTATTAAGAACAAATACCCTATCGGGCAACCGAGCTTTCCCCTCAATAAACCTGATACCCGTATAAGTCAATTCCCAACGGCAATGACCAAACTTCTTAATAATGCCGAAATACTTTAACTTCTGAAAATCGGCTATCTTTTTCCTGTCTTGCCAAATGTCATCGCCCCTGAAAGTCTTTTTTCGGCTCTTATAAATATCTATCGCCAACTCTCCCAGTCTTTTATCAAGGTATTTCGGCCTGACCCTTAAAAGAGAATTGCAATACTTGCAAACCCCTGACTTCTTAATCATCGGCTTGTAGTCTATTGTCCCGTTTTTAATTTCTTCAAATAGGTTTAATTGGTAGCACATATTTTTATTAGCCGACCCGCCCTAGTCAAGTCTCCGCATTGAGAGATATGCATCGTCCCTTTTAGAGAATAAGGCTAGGAACGGGTCAGCTTAATTTATTTGGCTCATAAACAGTAAATACCCAAGTGCCGTTTTTTGTCTTATAGCTTATCATACCAGCCATTTCTTTGTCGCCTATCTTTAATGTCCACTCTTCGTGTAATTTGAGCCACGATTCAATCGGCTTTTTTCTAGATAGCTCAATTTTTATTCTCGGCATACCTACTTTCCTTTTTCAGAGAGCCACTTGGATAGGAACTCGCCAAGTCCATCAAGTCTTTCGTGCATTTCCTTTCTAAAAGCAACCAATTCATCCATTAACATAGCATTGCCGTTTTGAGCTTTTTTATGGCCGACCCACTCAATATCCTGACAGCCAGAGCATTTCCAGTTCTCGTATGGCTTGCCTGTTTTTTTACTAACCCCCTGATTATGATACATACGACCTTGACATTTTGGACACTCCTTTGTTTCAACCATGTTTTTTGTGGGCTAATTTATGGCAAAATACACATAACGTCACCCCGTTATCTTTGTTAAACCTTAATTCTGGGAATTTCACCCAACTTTTTATATGATGGGCTTGTAGTGGACAACCCCTTTGCCCACAAGTTTGACAAGTCCAACCATCTCTCTCAAAAACAGCATTTCTCCACTCAACATACTCCCACCTCTTAAGATGCTCCTTTGTTCTTGACTGGTCTTTCCTTTTCCCATCCCACCTTTTTCTCATAGCCAATTTAGCCGCCTCGCTTAACTTGTAATGTCTCCGCCTATTAGCAATACTTATCTTCCTCCTTGTTTCGTCCGTAACATGATACAGTTTTCTTTTCTCTCTCAAGTTAGCCCTCATATATTCTGGCAAGTGTTTCCCTTGCCAATATCTGACTGGATTTTTTAGTTTGGCTAACCTCAATTTCTCTCTATGTTCAACCGATAAATGTTTCCCCTTACACCATGTTTTATGACCCTTTAAGAACCTGCCATTATTAACCACCTTGTCCGTCATTATATTTCGCTTAACGATTCGGTTGAAGGAGCCGGCTCTGTTTCTTGCCTGACTGCTTCACCCTTTTCGTCATAAGCGTCTATTTGCTTATAAGATAATGGTTTTTCTGGCTTTGGCCTTTCTTGTTCGTATTCTCTGACGGATTTCTCCACCTCTGCTTTACAGAAGTCAAAGAGCCGTTTTGAGGTTTCCCCGATTTCCTCTGCCGAAACTTCCTCTTTTGCCGAGCAGAAAAAATCGGCTGTAGTATAATTCCCCATATTCAGTTTCCTTGAAAAAGACCTCGCCACCTCTATAAGTTTTTGTTTTTCCATAGTTTTAAGGGGTGAGCCGTCTGCAAAGGTCGCCCTCAACAAACAGCTCGCCTCTGCGACCTTATTCTGATAATGGCTCTTTATAATGTTCTAGGAAGTGTTCTAATCTTCCCAGACTTTCTTCGGCCTTTGTTATTGAGTCGGCTTCTTCCTCAAAAAGGATTTCGTTGTCGTCAACATAAGCTCTGACTATCACCTGTATTTGAGGAGTGTGTTTTATCTGTTCTTCAAGAGCCGGCTCTGTCATCGCCTCCCTGTCTAATTGTTGTTTAATGGTTTCAGACATATTATTTTTCTTTTGGTTGCTTATCGACCTTTATTGCCCGAAATCCCTTTTCAAAATTATCAACCCTTTTGTAAACATCTTTTAGTAGCGCTTTCACTCCGGGGGTAAAAGCATCAACTTTGGCCTTTGTATTGACTTTTATCTTCTTTAGCCTGTGATACTCTCTTTGGTTGGCTGAACTTATAGTTAATCTTTTGTCCATTGTTTGTCAGTTATTTATCTAATTAAGATACTATCAGAAACAAGATAGTTTGTCAAGGGGTGTTAACGAGAAGCGTCTTCGCTAATTCTTTAACCACATTACTGACTACCCCGTTCCCACACATCTTATAGCGTTGTGAATCACTTATTTCTACTTTGTTTCCTTTTTCGTCTGTGCCATATTTTGTCCAATCGTCTTGCCAAGACATCAACCTCTCGCACTCTATCGGCATAAGTTTTCTAACCTTTCCATCAAAAACATAATTATCTTTTGCAATTCCCGTAAGAGTATTTGAATTCCCTGTAAGATTGGGCTCTAACATTTGCTCTGTTGGTAATCCTGATTTTGTACTTTTTGGATTTTTGGGATTTCTCCCCCTACTTGCGACTATAAATGGATGTTTTTGACTGCTCATTCCGCTTTGGCTTTGTAGGGTTGGAGCCAATCCTTCTTGCCCATATACTCGGTAATGTTGGCTTGCTCCTTTGTTTTCTACTATCAATGAACCGCCGTTCAGCATATTCTGCCCTATCGCTCCAATTCCTTCGGTGAATTTTCGGTTGTATCCGTCAAAGATTTGTGTCTCCCCCCCACTTTCAATAATGTAATCTCCGTCTGACTTTGCCTCGCCTCGTCTTGCGGTAATCGCACCAACTTGCTGTCCATATAACTCATCAACCTCTTTACCACTCTCTCGCTCAAAAAATACTTCTTTGGAACATCCTTCTCTAAAACCGACGACAAAGACACGTTCCCTGTTTTGAGGGACACCGAAATCTTTGGCGTTGAGAACCTGCCACCACAAATCATAGCCACTTTCGGAAAAAGCACAGAGCAGATTGGCAAAATCCCATCCGCTTCGGCTTGACATAACTCCCTTAACATTTTCCCAGATGAAATATCTCGGCTTTTTACTTCGTAATCCTCTAATAAACTCCCAAGCGAGAGCCGACCTTGAACCTTGTAACCCTTTTCTCTTTCCAGCGATTGAAAAATCTTGGCAGGGAGAACCCCCGACAAAGACATCAAAATCGGGAACTTCCGACCAATCAATCTCTGTAATATCGCCATAGTTTTTAACGTTAGGAAAATGATATTTAAGAACCATTGAACAATATTTGTCGGTTTCGCTGAATCCCACACACTCCCACTCTTTCGGAAATCCCTGTCCAAACCCCTCTACTCCCGAAAAAACACTAAAGTATTTCATAGTTAATCTCCAAACATATACAAAAATTCGGCTCTGCTTTTGTTGTCCAACCGACTGAACCACTTTGAAAACGGCTCTTTTGGGTCGTCTGTATTTAACAAATCGGCTATTCCTATTCTTTCTTCATAGCTGTTTTGGCTCTTAATTACTCCTTTTTCTTGTAAGGAGGAATAGATATTAGCCAGATTTTTCTCAAGGTCTTGGGTCATTTTAATTTAGATTTTATTTCCTTCTCAAACAGGGTAAATATCTGGTCAGCTTTATCTTTTACCCAATTAGGGTTTAACCGCCAAAAAAATGGCTCTTCCTGCTCTATGATAAAACACGAGTCTTTTTTGCCGACTGGCTGGTAATACTCATTTTCGTTTATTATTTTGGCTATTTTATCTCTTAGTTTCATATCTTTTTTAGTTAGCCGTTTTTAATCCCTATTATCTCTATATCAGAGTCAAGGTAGTTT